GCCGGGGGGAAGATCGGTGGCCACCGCGACCCAGGTGTCATAGGGGTTGGGCAGGCCGGTGATGGGGTCGTAGGTGACGACGTCCGAGGTCGTCATGGGCTGGAAGACGGGCTGCCAGAGGCCCGACCCGGCGACGGCGTATTCCACCAGGTAGGTGACCTGGCGGACGATCAGGTGGCCGGCCGCGGTGAGCTCCCAGAGGCCGCTCGCGGCGACGATGTCGACCTGGAGGATCTGGGTGAGCGTACCGGTGCCGGGCACCACGACGGGGACCGCGGCGAGGCACTGGGTGGCCTGGGGGTAGCCGTTGACGATGCGGTTGAAGTTCGGCATCGGCCCCTGGTCGTTGGTGCCCAGGCGGGTGTAGTACTGCACGTTGCCGTACTCGGCCACGTCCTTGCCGTTGATCTGCAGGCCGGTGATGGAGCGCGCCGGGCCGAAGCCGTAGCAGACCAGGCAGTTGATGTACTGGTTCGCACCTTCCACATCGATAAAGCTGGCGATGATGTTGCCGCCCCAGCGCATCGTGCCGTCGCCCTTGGGGATGACGGTGCCCGAACGCGCCAGCGAGTGTGGGCCGTCGAATGCGTAGCTGGGGGTGGTCTGCTTGTTGGTCGGCGAATTCATGAACGCGCCGATCAGCAGGTTGCCCGCGATGCTGACCGCGCCGCCGAGCATGCCTGCGATCAGCGGCGTGACTGTGCCGAGCAGCGGAATGCTGACGCCGGGCAATAATACGGTGACGGCGATGCTGGCGGCGACGACAGCGACCTGGGCCAGCGTACGCATCAGGTTGCTGCCGGCCACGACGGGCACGCAGACGATGAAGTCGCCATCGCCCGGGGTGACCTCATCCCACAGCGAACGTTCCCAAACATGGCCGTTTACCGAGAGAGTGGAATTTTGCTTCCACTCTTCAAAGTGGCCAGGATTCTCGCTTCCACCGTCGCGATAGTAGATCTCGTAAAAAGCGATATCGCGCAGAGTATCGCCCTTGGCTTCGACCTCAAAGGTGACGCGATCGACCGAGGGCTGCAGCGGATTTTTTACGTGGATGACCTGGATCATGCCGGGCTCCACGGATCATGCATCGGCTCGCGATCGGGTGTGCCCATCGCATAGAAGCCGAGAATGCGGCGCTCCCACAGCGGGCCGAGGATAGATTCAGTCACCGCGCCGCCGGTCTGGGCGGTGGTGTGGATCATGCGATAGCGGGCGATCATGGTGCCCAGGTGGTGCTCGTGGATGCCGGAGCGAAAGAGCACGACGCAGCCTACCTCCGCGGCCTCGAGCTTTTTGCAGCCGGCGAGAAAACCGCCGCCGGCGAGCTGACGATGCAGCTCCGCCTCGGTCGACAGAAAATCCGGAACGGTGAAGCCGCGGCGGCGCTGGATCTCGATCGCCAGGCCCAGGCAGTCGTAAGCCTCCGGACCGCGCGCCCCTTTGGACCAGGGCCTGCCTACCAGATCGGCATAGAGAAAAAGATCGAGATAGTTGTGGCAGCCGCAAGTCTTCATCGTCATCACGCCACCCCCGCGACGGCCGCGCCGTTGGTGTCGATGCCGGGAAACGTCCCGATGCGGATGAGGTTGTTGTGCGCGATGCAGCCGGTGGCGCCGTCGATGGTGTGCGAGCAGGTAGTCAGCGGGCCGATGTAGCCGCACTGCGCCCCGATTGGATCCTTCAGTGGCGTGCCGGCGAGGATGGCCGCGGCCGTGGCCGCCTGCAGGGCTGGGCTGTTGTACTGCCAGATGCAGAAGTTGGGGCGATACATGTGGATCGGGAAGAGCCTCCGCAACGGCGAAGAGGCTCCGAGCTTGAAGTGGACCAGCTTCGCGTCACTGGTCGTCTGCTTGACTGTGAAGCTGAGCGCGAGGTCCGGCTCTCCCGATGGATTCGCGGTATTGACGGCGTAGAGGTCGAGCGAGGCGCCCACGACGCCGGCATACTGCTCGATGGTGCGCTGCAGCGCACGCATGATGTTCGAGGCCTGCACTTCGCAATCCGGCACGCTGCCGTTGGTGCTGACGGCGAGGTCGCCCATCATGAAATTGAACGGTTCGTAAACCTGCGGACCGTTGCCGTCGTTGGCGTCGAAGGTGACGGGGTCGGTATTGCGCACCAGGCGGACGTGCGAGTCGGTGATGGGATCGACGCCAGGCCACGCCAGGTCGCACAGCAGCAGCCAGGGCTCGCCCGAGGCCAGCTTGTGGCGCTCGATGTTGGCGACGACCGAGAGCAGAGAGAATGGCGGGCGGATGGACATCTACTCCACCACCAGGGAGGAGCTGGCTACCACGGTCCCGTTGGCCGCGGGTGGGCCCAGAAGCGCGACGCTCAAGGGGAGAGCCCATGTCACGCCCTGGCCGCTGGGAACGGTGTACGGCGCGGGCATCCTCGGGTCGATCAGCGGCGTGGCGCTGGTGTAGTAGATCGCATAGCCGCACCCGGTCACGATCATGTCGTCGACTAGCGGGCCGGCATTGACCACGGAAGAGTCGATCACCATCCCGATCTGTTTGCCTGTCAGGTCGGAGAGGTGGGTGCCGATGCTGAGCAGAGAGGTGAACTCCGTGCTGGTAAAGCTGGTCTGGGGCGCGGGAGGGTTATCGAATGGTGTCCCCAGCAGACCGCCGCCGATACCGGCGTCTCCTACCGATCCATAAGCCAGCCACTGGATGGTGACCTCCTTGACGACGCTGGCGATGATCACCGGCCAGATTGCCACGATGGCGGCGTCAGAAGGCAGAGTCGATACTGCAACAAAGTCGCTCCAGATGGCGCCCCAGTTGTAACCCCCGAGAGATGCGCTGTAGTTCTTGTGGGCGTGCGCGGTCGCTGGAACCAGCGCGGCGAGGAAGCCGGCCTGGTTGCGCAGGTTGAGCGGGCCGCGGCCCTGCAGGGTGACATCCATGGTCACCGTGCGGCCGATGATCGACGAGATGCCGAGCCCGCTGATGAAGGCCTGGCCGCTGAAGCTATCGTCTCCGGAGGTCGAATCCAGAAAGAAGTTCCACTGCGACGAGGTACGCCGGCCGGTGCCGATCGACGCCTGGATGATGTTGGTGAGCTGCGAGGGATCGCCCATGAGGTAGACGTACTTCGCCTTGGCCGTCCAGGAGGACATCGAGGGCAGCCAGTCCTCCCACGCGTCGTCATCGGTGGTGGAGGCGTCGATCGCCTTCTGCTTGATGGTCATGGTCCAGTCGGTCAGGCCGAGGACCTGGGAGGCGCCGGGGATGGCGATGCCGGGATTGATCCCCACGGTGGTCTGGGCGAGGTCGCCGGTAAGCCGCTTGACGGCCATCTAAACCTCCCCCAGTTCAAAGCTGCAGTTCTGGCGGAACTGGTCCCACACCCAGCCGGCGTCGGTGTAGCTGGGCAGCGTCTCGAAGCGGACGTTGAGGGTTTCCGGGGTGGCGGGTCGGGTGTCCACGATGGTGAAGATGTTGGCGCCGTAGACGGCCGTGTTTTGTACGAAATTCTCGAGCGCAATCCAGTCGGGGCCGGAGAGGAAGTCGATCGTGACAGACCACTTGCGCCGGCGGCGGGTGAATTTGGCGCGGCTGGTCTCCATCCCGTTTTCCATCGGGTCCCGCAGCGTCGGGTCGATCGTCGAGGTTTTGGTCTTGAGCGCCGGCTTGCGGGTCAGCGTCGGGAATGCGGGGTAGCTCACCGCGTGAGCTTCCCGCATATTGCCGGATTGTGGCGAATTGCCTTAGATTCCAGGGCATGAGTGACCTGATAAAGCTGAGCGTTGACGTCGACGGGCCCCTACGTGGGCTCCGGACGGTCCGGGAGCAGGCGTTGCCCTTCACCATCGTCCGCGCCCTCACGTTGACCGCCCAGGAGGCCCAGGGGATCGTTCGTCAGGTGGAGAAGACTACCTTTACCCTGCGAAACGACTGGACCGTGCGCAACACCAAGATCACCCCCGCCACCAAGCAGACGCTGATGGCGGAGGTCTACACCGACACCGGCAACCGGGGAGGGATCGACTACCTGCCCCGCCAGCAGGACGGCGGCGAGCGGGTGCCGGTCTCCGGCCACAAGTACCTCGCCATCCCCACCAGCTACCTGTTCAAGCACACCTCGAAGAGTCGGCCGATCCCGGACAACCTGCGCCCCAGGGCGATCCTGCCGGCCAACGCGGTGCTGGGTCAGACCTACGCGGGCAGCTTCAGCGCCGGCAGCAAAGGAGAGGTCAAACGGGTGATCGGCAAGGCCACCATGAGGAAGCTGGGCACGGCCGACTTTACCGCCTTCACCCAGGTGACCAAAAGCGGAACACTGTGCATCTTTGTGCGACGTGGTGGACAAAGCGATGCCGAGCCCTGGTACGTGCTGAAGCGCGACGCGCACATTAAGCCGCGCTTCCCCATGACCCAGGTGGTGACCGAGGTGGTGGGCTCGAACTTCGATCACAACTTCACCCGCGCGGCGGCCGAGGTGGGGGTCAACGATGCTCTGCGCGGCACCGGGCTCACGGTGAAGTTCTGAGTATTTGAGTATGCACGATATTTATCGTTGACACGATACTCACGATATGAGAGAGTCTGTCTGTCGCAACTGGCGACGGAGAACGCTCCCGATGGCAGAACTCAACCTTAAGAACTTTCCCGACGACCTGCATCGCGAGTTGAAGCTACGCGCAGCGCAGGAGGGTAAAACCATACGCGCACTCGTCATTGAGGCGCTGTTGGCTGCCTATCCCTCAAAGCCTGCCGTCAAACCCACACCCCGCAAATTGTCCAAGTAATCCCACGCACCCCTCATCCTTTTCCCCTCGAAAGGCACCCCATGAAGATGTTCCTAATACGCGCAGGACTCATCATTTTCTTTGCTCTTATCCTCACCGGCCTCAACGCAGCGGTAAACATCTTCGACAGCCACGTCGAGGCAGCCGTCAAGGCCAAGCTGCACCAGGCTCAGATCGAGGGGCTCCTGAAATGACCAGCAACGATCCCCTCGGCGGTCTGCTTGTTCTACTCGTCCTGCTGGCCTTGTACTTCGCGCCGTCCCTGGTTGCACTCTTCCGCGGGTGCAAGGCCTCCGGGGGCGGCATCATCATGCTGAACCTGCTGTTGGGCTGGACAGTGCTGGGCTGGATCATCGCGCTGGTGTGGGCGTCCAGCGCCACCACCCTCGCCGACGAGAAGCGCAAGGCCGAAGATCTCGCTCGCGCGATCGCGAGGCCACGGTGATTGTCCGGATAACGTTCGATGACGGCAGCGAAGCCACCTTCAATCTTGAGGACGCTGCCATCCAGATGAAAAACGGAATCAGGGATGTGACACCGAAAGAGCCGGGGGCCTGGAGAGAAGATCGAGCTCGACGGCCGCGTCACGATTCACATCACCGGCCGGCGCGTAAAAACGTAATAGTGCAGTTACCCTCGCATGGCGGTCGAGATCGGGCCGCCCTGGGAGAGGTCCTCCAGAATCACGTGAGTCATCCACGACTTTGAATCCGCATCGAAGCTCGAGCCCGTCTGGCGCGCCGTGACCGGCTGGCTGGAGGCGTTGGTGACGTTCATGGTCACGTTCGGTGCCTGGCCGCCTCCGCTCACACGTGACAGCTCCGACAGCGCACCGGCCGGCATCGCCGGCGCCGTCCCCTTGGGAAAGAAGAGCTCCGGATCGGGCATGATGGTGCCCGGCCCCTTGGGGAAGGCGAGCTCCGGCCCTTCCTCTCCCACGATCATGGGCTGGTCGCCGGAGTAGTCGCCGCCGCCGGCGAAGCCGAGGATGCCACTGAGCCCGTCCCCGGGATCGGCGCCCCCGCTGATGCCACCGCCGCCCTTGCCCATCCCGTTCAGAAACGGCATCAGCCACTTCTGCGCGGCGAACTTGATGGCCATCTGGACCAGGTCCTGCTCCATGCTCTGCACCATGTTGTGGAACGAGTCTTTGCCGCTCTGGCTGGCTCGGGCCATCTGCTGCGCCATGGAGGTCACCCCCTCGCCCAGGTTCTTGTACGGCATCTGGTCCTGTTTCTGATCCGGCCGATTCAGTTTGTCGAGCTCAGCGTGCAGCGTCTTTGCCTTGTCGATAAAATCCCCGCCGAGGGTGGCGGCCAGAACGTCGTATTGCGCCACCAGATCCTTCAGTGTGGCCGCGGTCTCTTTGTTCAGCGCGTTGATCTCTTTCGTGGCGGCCTTGCGCTGGGTCGGGTCCTTCTCTTCGCGGTCCTTCTGCGCCGCCACCGCGAGCGCGCCTTCCGCCTTGGTCTGGTTGATCTGGCGCTCGACCTCATTGATTTGGAGCAGCGCCTGTTCCTGCTGCTGCAGTGCGGCCAGCGTAGCCGTGTCGCCGCCCTGGGCGGTGGCCTTCTGCATCGCGTCCTGCTGAATCTGTTTCATCAGCGCCAGGCGGGCCTTGATGCCGCTGTTGGTCTGCTCTTCGATCGATGCGGCAACCTTCAGGCTGGCTAGATGCACCGCGTCACTCCGCTCCGTCGCGGTCAGCTTGGCGTTGACGTCGAGCGAGGCCTTCTTCTCCTCGATCGCTGCGATCTTGGTCTGGAGATCCAGAATCTCTTTCTGCGTCCGGAGCTCCTCGGCCGAGTTGCCGCTTTTGTCGCGCTGCAGCTTTTTGTCGCCATGCTGTTTTTCTCCGAGAGCCTGGAGATCCGTGATGCGGCTGCGCAACGCGGCCTCCTCGGAGTCGAGCGCATCTTTCTGGACGACCAGCTTTTCCCGGTAGTAGTTCGCGTCGGAGATGAGGAACAGCTTGTGGTCGGCGTCCATCTGGGCGAGCAGGAGAGTGTCGGCCGACCTCTGCGCGGCCGCCTCGGCGGTCGCGTTCGCCTCGGCCAGCGCAGTCGCCGCCGCGGTGATGGAGTTGGTGGACGGGATCTTGTTTTTGCTTCCTTTGCCGCTCTCATCCTGCAGGTTGAGATCCTTGCCGCGCTTCAGCTCCGCGACCTTCGCATCCGCATCGGCCATCTTTTGGCCGAGCTCGCCGCGCAGGCGCATGGCATTCGCGACCTTCTCCTTCGCCGCATCGAGATCCGGATCGCCGCCGCCGAGGAACGATCCCACGGCCGAGTGCTTTTTCTGCGCCGTCGTCAGGTCCGCCTGAGCGCGCGCAACCGTGTCCTTCTGATCGATGAACATGGCGGCGTACATCGTTTTTTCCTGGTCGTAGTAGTCCTTTTCGAGTGCCAGCTTTTTCTTATCGAAGGCGGCGATCGATCCGCCCTCCTTCTTCTGCGCCTCCTCCAGTGCGTCCAGCTTTGCCTTGGCTGCATCGCGCGCCTGCGCCGCCCGGACCCGCGCGGCGTCGAGCTCAGCGCCCTCGACCCCCATCAGCCCGGCCGGGAGCTTCACGTTCGAGCCGGCGTTGTTGTTGCTGAAGTCATACCCGGCGAGCTTCAGCAGGTCGCGCAATCCTTCCGCCACGCCATTCTCGGAGTTGAGGAACTCGCGGAACTTCGAGATCGCCTTGCTCACCAGCTCTTCGGCTCCCATCAGCGCGGGGCCCAGCGCGGAGGTCAGCGCCAGCGCGAGGCCCTGGGTGGAGGCCTCGAGCTGCATCTGGGCTTTGTGCATCTCCTCCAGCTTGGCGATCGCGTGCTCGTCCAGCACCAGTCCCAGAGCTTCGGCCTCGGCCTTCAGTTTGGCGATGCCGTCCCTGCCCTGGTCGAGCACCGGGATCAGCGCCATGCCTGCCTTGCCGAACAGATGGACCGCCTCTGCGGCTTTCAGCGGGCCGTCGGGCATGGTCTGGAACTTGTCGGCGACCAGCTCCAGCATGCCCATCAGATCGTGCGAGTTTTTCGTTACCTCTTCCTGGGTGATGCCCAGGCGGGCGAAGGTTTGGATGGATTCTTTTTTGCCCTCTTCGGCGCCCAGGATCTCGGTCGACAGTTTTTTGAAGCCCTTGGTCAGGGCCTCGAAGCTGATGCCGGTCTGCTCCGACATGAATTTGAGGGTGGAGAGGTTTTCCGTCGAGATCCCGGTTTGTTTGGAAAGGTGGCCGATCTCGACGCCCAGCTCGATCGAGGAGCTGATCATCTCTTTGATCTTTTCGATCGCCTCGCCCACGCCCACGGTGAGGCCGATGGTCTCGAGCGCGCCCCTTACCGCCTCCATCGACTCGCGGATCTCGGAGGCGGAGTGCGTGGCCTCGGTTGCGGTGTCGCGGAGGTGCTGGTCGACGAGCTCGAGCGCCTTGGCCGCGCTCGCTCCGTCGCCGGTGATCTGGATTACGATTCCCCTGGGTGCCATCTACTTCCCTGCTTTCTGTCTTTTGGCCAGCTGCTTTGCCAGCCGTTTCTCGGCGTCCTTCAGCTCCTGCTTTTCATCGCGTTCCGGCGCTTCTTCGCCCAGCAGCTCCTCCGGCGTGATCTCCGAGTCGACATACTGCGAGTTCAGAATCATCGCCACCCAGCCGGCCTCTCTCCTGGCTATGCCGTCCTGCACCCGTTCATGCCCCTGGCGCGCCAGGTTGTATTCCCGGATGGTCATACCCCAGAACTCTGCGACGCTGCGGCCTAGCGCGCCACACGCGAAGCGCTGCGCCTCGTCGAAGTCGAACCCTTTGCGGCGGGCCTGGCGGCGGACGGGCTTGCCGTCTTTGCTTCGGCCGCCTCGGCTTTTCCCGGCAACACCGGAGTGGATACGGCGCCGGTAACGGCCATCACCACTGCGTTGAAGATGTTCTGCATGGTCCAGGGCCGGATGAACTCACCGACCTCGGCCTCGCTCAGCTCCTCGCCGGTGCCGGAGATCTCTTCCTGCAGGCCGGCCCAGAGAAAGAAGCGCAGCGCATCGAGCGATTTCAGCTTCAGCCGGTTTTGCCCGCCCACCTGCTCGGAGGTGTAGAGCTCGCCCAGGAAGCCGACGCCGTACTTCTCCACCAGAAGCCAGGTGGGTCCCATGGAATAGAAAAGAGTGCGTCGGCGCGGTGTGTCGCCGAGGGTGATGGCGATGGCGCCGCGCTGGGCTGTGATTTGCATATCGAAAAATCTCCTGTAAAAAAACTGGCCCCCATCGCTGAGGGCCAAGTCGTTCAGCCTGCCTTACCACCCGGCGCGCTATGACCCGCGTCGAATTTCGGTTAGTCCTCCGCCTGGAGGTCGGTGAGCGTTGCCGTGTTCGGAACCGGTGCGAGCTGCGCGACGATCGCCAGCGGACCGGTGCCCTTGAGCGACACATCCTGCCCGACGATCTTGCCGACGCCGGCGGTCCAGCTGATGCTGTCGATGTACGCCATGCCGGTGAAGCTGTCGTCGCCGGTCAGAGGATTGGCGAAGAAGTTCCAGCGCACTGGGACGCGCACGGTTGCGGCGAGGGTGGCGCGAATCTGAGCCATCTGCGAGGGGTCGCCCATCAGGTAGACATACTTTGCTTTGGCGCTCCACGATCCGCTCGAAGGAAGAGAAGACTCCCACTCCGCGTCGTCGGTGGTGGTGGCGTCCGCCGTCTTCAATTTGAAGTCGAGGGTCCAGTCCATCAGCCCGATCACCTGCACTTCTACGGTGCCGATGGTCAGGGCGACTCCGGTGGCGGTCGCGCTGGCGGCGGCCGAGAGGGTGACCACGCCCGCGATGATCGACAGGATGGTGGTGAGCGCGGGGATTCCGGCGCCGGTGATGAACTGCCCGGCAGCGAGGCCGACGAGGCTGGACACACTGGCCAGAACGGCGCTGGCCGAGGCGGTGTTGGCGGTGATGCTGGTGATGGTGCCCCCGACGCTGGTCTGTGCGAGGTCGCCGGTAAGTTTCTTAGTAGGCATTTTGTGTTCTCCTTATGGCCAACTCACGCTGGGATCGTTGCGGGATGTAGAAAATTCAATTTCGTAAATGACAACCAGGGCGACGGTGTCGACTTCGCCCTTTTCCAGCTCCCACTTGCTGGCTCGCTCGCGGGTAAAGATGGCCAGGCCGCCGAAGGTGGGATCGGCCAGCAGCGCGGCGTTGCCGGCGACGTAGATGGGGTCGATCGCGGCGTCGACCTCGTCGATCGCGATGCCGGTGTAACGAACGTCGATAAGAAAACGGCGGTCGATCGAGTTGGTGTCGTTGTATTCGGGGTCGCTCTCTTTGGGCAGCACGTTGATGGCGGGCAGCTGCGCTTTGGAGAACGCCGTCATACGCGAGCGATAGGAGACTGCTCCGCCGGCGCCGTTGAGCGCCGCCACGGCCGCGGCCATGATGCGGGACTGAACGCTCGCGCTCACAGCGTCACCGCCTTGAGCGTGAGACAGACGATGGCTCCGTCGCTCTGGGCCGTGCTCTCAGCAACCGTGTAGGCCTTGCCGTCGACGTTCACTGCATCTCCCTCGTCCGGCATCGGACTGAAAGCGTTGTAGGCGAGCTCGACGGACGGAAGCGCCGTCTCGATCCCGCCGAAGCCTTGTTCGGCCAGCTTGATCTGCACCGGCCGGTCGCGATTGCCCAGCACCGTGTTGCCGCCAAAAACTACAGGGACGCCGAAGTCTGCGAAGAACACGGGCAGATCGGCGTCCCCGAACATCGATTTACTTTTTGACCGGGGCCGCGTCGGCTGCTGCTGCAGCTGCGGTCTCGGTGATGAATTCTGC